GCGTCTGTATGGCCTGATATGCCGACGCAAACACGCTGATGCGCCCGACCAGATCCATGGGCTTGCGCTTGTCGATCTTCACGTAAATATCGGTTACCGGGCGTCTGTGCTTCTCGGCCCGGCGTTGCTCGCGGTTCATGGCTTCGGCTCCAATAAAAAACCGCCCTGTTCTGTGGGCTTGCTGGCTTCTTTGCGGCGTTTCGTTACCCACTTCAGCACGTCATCGCGGATCAGCTCGTCATGCTGCGGCATGTAGGTGTACGTCTTGCGGTTGTAAATTACCACGCCGAAATGCCGCGCAATGCTGAACTGCGTACGCGACACGCCAGCAATGACGTAGGGCGTAATTTTGCTCATGTCGGTAGATTGCAGCGCCGTGAGTTCTTCGGGCGTCATGTAGCTCATGGCATCCCCTCCCCGATGGCTGCAGCTGCGCGGACGATGGCGCGGCGGGTGGCTATTGCCCGCTGTTGCTCGTCTTCAAATTCCGAGACGGCGCACGTTTGAACTGGCGATGCCCACACTGATACCCAAGGATCGCCATCGTCCATCTGATGATTGTGGTCAATTTCCATCTTCAGCCTCACCGCCAGCCGGAAAGCATCGCCGTCATCGGTCAGCGGGTTCCAGTACCCGTGTCCATCGACGTACAGGGCAAACTCGTACCCATGGCGGACCTCCATTCCAGGATATGCGGAGTATTGCCCATCCATATCAGCAGCAAGCGCCGCCAGCTCCAGCAACCGTTTATCGTCCATCCTCATCCCCTTTTATCCACCTGCACCCGTCGCACTGCTGGTCAGTCCGCTGCCGGTCGTACTGGCAATCCGTTGTGAAGCGGAACGGCCATTGCGTCTTGCCGCTGCTGTGCGTTACTGGATCGCCTTCGGTGCGCGGCTCGTGGTTGTGGCAGCCGTAGGGCGTCATGGCGACAAGCTCCCAAGCGTAAAATCACCGAAAATCACCTCAAGGTATGCGTCGTCTGCGGTGTCAAGAACTGCCGCATTTCCATGCCACTTGAGATGCTCGATGCAGTCTTTGCCATAGTCATCATCTGGCAGTGCAATGATGTAGCTGTCTGGCCCGTTCGGCATTCCATCGCAGCGCACGAACTCCTCTGCTGCTGCGCTGGCTATACGGTGGGCGCGCTCGTCTGCTAAATCTTCGGCAAATGATCTGCTCATGGCTCGCCCCCTTGCGCCATCGCGGCGTCAAAATGAATGCACACGAAACCTTCGTCGCCCGAAAGATCGCCTTCTTCAGTCGTAACCAGAAGCTGCACTTCTTTGCCGTCAAGCACCCCAATGCAAACGCGGGAAGCCACGCAATTTCCGTGAACATCGGCCGCCAATCCGTCGAGCACGCAAACAAGTTTCGGAAGGTCAATCTTCCACCGCGCCGCGTCCAGCGCATCGGCAGGGCTGGCGGGCGGGTGCGTGTAGAGCACGATGTTATCCGCCATAGGCACCGGCTCGGCATGGTGCGTGTATGTCTCGCGGCCACCTTCGCTTACGTCGCCAGTCGGCACGCAATACACTGGCTCCGCAGCCACTGCCGGCACTGGTTTGTTCAGCTCGTCGGTTATGCATGGCAGGCATACATACCCGCCCAGACGATCCACTAGAATGGGTGTTACGTCGTGCAGGCCGCACACTGCGCAATCGGTCACAGGAGGATATTCGTCCACTGCCGGCGCGTCGGCGTAGGTCAGCGGGCGGACGTCATTGCCAAGCGAGCGCCATTCGTCGGCCTCTTTTGGATCGGCGGTTGCGCCAAAGCATCCGCCGTCATCGTGCGGTAATCCCCAAGCCACCACCTCCCCCGCATTGCCCAGGGCGGCGCGAAGTTCTGGCAACGCTTCCTGCAGTCCATCAAGATTGTCTTCAATTGGCCGCCATCCTGCATCGCCAAGAATGCTGGCGATCTTGTTCAGTTGTTCTGCGCTCATGCTGCACCTATCCTTTCTTGTCAAATACAAATTTGTGGCAGTGCTTGCACTGGACTTGCGCGATACGCCATGAGTCATACGGGATGAAGCCTTCGTGCCCCAACAGCCAGCAGAGGCGAGCGCGTATAAATTTCATCACACCCCTCCAGCCTGCTGGTCATTACCCGGCCACCCGCAGGCGTAGAACGCGCCGTAGTACGCGTCACAGGCCGCGCGCACCTCGTCCGGCAGGTCTTCGGCGTCGCAGGTGCCTGTTGCGATGTCGTAGCGCGGGTCTGCTGCGCTCTGCTCGCACCATTCGTAGCCTGGGCCAACGTGGGATTTGCGCACGAATCTGGCTATAGCCTTGCCGGGGCTTCGTCGGTGTGTTCTGATCATGATTGCCCGCCCTTCAGTGCTGCGCGGGCTTGCCATGCCTTGCGCATCAAGGTTGCGTAAACACCAGCAAAAGGATAACCGTCCAGTGTTTGCATCCATTCGTTGAAGGCCGTGTTTTCCTGATCCACTGTCAAGGAATCCTTGACAGTTGCCAGCTTGTCGAGCGCGGCGCGTTCGTCAAACAACCGCCGAACCGTGAACTGCAATGCTTCTATCGCCTCAAGGATATTTGCAGGGTCGCAACCGTCTTCTTCTGAAAGACCAAGAGCGTTGCTAATTGCCTCCTGCGCGTTGCACATGACCTCGATTGCCCGGTGATACTCGGCAACAGTCACCATTTCGGCGCTTGGCTTGGCGGTCGATGGACGGACATAAAGCGGCGTAAGCAAGTGGCTGTATTCATGGCTTGGAGTGCGCCCAAGGTGGAAAAAAACCTCGTCGCCATCGACCTCCATGTAAGCGCACGGAACGTCATCGCCCGCACGGTCAGCGGCGACGGCGGCGCGTAAACGCTCCAATTCCTTTTGCGCGTCGGCAGCCCAGCTACGCAGCACATCAACCGACATGGAAGTCCGGTAGCACTCAACTGACTCCGGCAGCTCATCGACCGGCGCAGGCTGCTCAGCGCGTGGCGCTATCAACTTGCCGTTCCAGTCACCACCTGGGCGCGGGAACACGCCTCCACCAGAGCCCCACTGCCAGCCTCCGGCAGTCCGCGTCCAGCACCCTCCGCCATGGGCTGGCGCTTCGGTCCCAAAGGGCGCATTGGCGAGTGTCAGCGGCTCATCGTGCGCAGGCTGCTCCGCTGCGGCATCGTGGGCGCGCAATGCCTCAATCATGTCACGTGCTGCAAGGCACATACTGGCCTTCATTACTGGCATAGACACTGGCGGTGATGTCGGATCGACGGTTGTAGCGTCCTTCCACGCCCGCACAGCCTCCACCAGCCCGGCCGATGCAGCGGGCGGGACAGGGGCGGCGGCTATCATGACAGCGTAGGTTTCACGCATGTCTCGCCATTCTTCAAATTTGGCACCCATGGCAAGGAGCATCTCATTGGTAGCCACAGTTGGAACCAGTTTCCATTCACTCATTTTGTTTGCTCCTTACTCTTGTCACGGGCGGAAGAATGCCACTCCTTATCAAACGCACGCGTAGCGAGGTCTGGCGTGTCTCCGAATCCACAAACGCCTGATTGCAGGTCGTCTCCAAGCAATGCACACCACTGGTTGCCGTCCGGGTAAACCTTCGGTCGCAGCAGCATATACGGGCGAAGCAACTCATGATTTAGGCGCTCGGCGGTGTCCTGCTCTACCTGCGCGGCTTGTGACTTGCACAGTGCGGCTTCGAGCAAATAAGATTCATGCATCATGTTCCTTCGCTTTCTTTTTGTTGTGTTAGCCGCTCCGCATCCGCCTTGCTGACAGCGGTCAGGCCCTGCGTCTCGAGCCATTCGCCAACAAACTCGATGGTGTAGGGGAATACTCGAGCACGCCTGTGCTCAGCGTTTTCGTGCTCGAGCCGCTCGATCTCGTCCGCCGCCTCGTTGCCCAGCTCGCCACCCAGCAGCGTGCGCAGGCGGTGGCACAGGTTGTCTGTGGTCATTTGTCGCCACCTTCGCCAGCGGGCGCGTAACGGTCACGCCATTCAACAAGCCGAGTCATGACAATATCGACATCCTCTTCACCGTATCCTTCTATTGATAAAAGGCCATTGGCAAACGTTGATATTTCATCATCAGACAGATACACAATCCATTCGCCAAATGCAGAAAAAAGCACGTCATCTGCAAACCCGTAATCCTGCGCACAGGCAATCAGGTCCAGTATTTCGGATCGATCAATGGTTATCGTCGTCATCACTCATCCCCCATCGGTTCGTCCAAGTAGTCGCTGAGCCATAAGCGCAAACGATCCTGGCCGATGGTGTCGATGGCGTGCCTGGCGGCTGCGCGTGATTCGAACCAGACGCCGGCAATAGCATATGTGTGCGTCTTATTCGTTCCGAAATAATCAGCATAAAATCCGACATCCTGATCGCAAATAATTGCCCATGCCGCCCTTCCTTTTGGATTAGGAGCCCCGCGCCGCCATGGCATCCTGCGCAGCTCGGCGGCAACCTTCAGCGCTTCTACATGGCGTTCTGCCTGCGCTTTGGTGCGTAATACGTTGCCGATTGAAGCGCGTTCATCGCAATCGGTCGGCCATCCCCATGCCGAACATAAGATGGCTCCGCTTACATCAATAGACCAGAAATGATCTCCTTTTATCGGCCACTCCTTCACCGCTTCAGTCTCGACCGGCATCGCATCACGCAGACGCTCCAGCGATTCGGCGAGGTCACGCGCGGCTTTAATCTGTGCTTCCAGTTCGGTTCGGTTCATGCTGATTGCTCCATCGGTTGATTGATCGCGTCAATATGCATTAGCGCGAATTGTTCGAGCGTCGGAAGTGTCCCGCGCTGGTATCCGTAGCGGTTTACATCAGGTAGCTCGGGCGCACCTGGTCGGCGGTCGCGCGGCAGGATTACGTCTGCAAGGCTGGGCCGCGATTTGATGGGCGCAACTGGAGCCGGGAATTTATGCTCACTGAGCCAGTACGTTGCGAGCATGCAATTACCGCCAGACTGGTTCAGCCCTAGCACCTTCGGACCAGACTTGATCGCGCCCGACTCTTTAGCGCAGTCGATGATGCTTTTCATGCGCGGACGGTCAACCATGCGGACCTCGTTAAACTGCTCCATCAGGAAATTGACATTGCAGCCCGGTTTTCGCCGCACCAGAGCAAGCAGTAGTTCCCGGTCGGTCATGTGCTTATATGGTTTCATTTCCGCCTCCGATCAGTCTTCCTGCGCCACGGGTGCGGCTGCGATTTGTGGTAGTGCAAATGGCGTCCGTTTTCCGGCTTCCATTCACCGTTGCCGGGCAGGATGTTGCGGGCCAGCCAGCAGAGTGCGCCGATTACGCAGGAGCAAAAAAAGGCCGCAACGGCCAAGAGTTTTAACCAGAACATGATCTGTCTCCTACGTGATTGCCGCCTTTGCCTGCATCGCCTCAGCCCGCCAGAATGCAGCGTGGCGCTCTTCCAGATCCCGCGACGAAGCAAGCCGCGCATTGTGGTCGGTCAGCGAGTCAACCAGCTGCTGCAGCCGGGCAATCTCACGCTGCTGATCCTCCAGCATGAGCGCTGCTGCCTTGGCGTTGGAGTCCCGCAGCTCCAGCACGTTTACGATTGCTTTCAGCGACAGCAATGCGGCATCTTTCTCCGCGTTTTGCTTCTGCAGGGTCTCGCACCGGATGGCGAGCGTTTCGATGGTGGTGATGGCCATGGTCTATCCAATCGTGAGGCGTTCGGTTTGTTTCAGGCATGCGCCGGGTACATCGCCATCCTTGAGCGCGGCCAGCAGTGCGCGCTTGTCGATAGCCTTTGGCGGCGTTGGCGGTTGCTTCCAGTACGTAGCGGGAATATCGGCCTCGCACAGCACGTCAACGCTCGGCGGGTTTTTCTTGAACTTGATCGTCAGCAGTGGATGCTCAATACTGGTTACGCCGGCCACACGCATCGCTCGTTCGATGCTGGACTGCAGCCGCTCGCGCTTGGCCCGGACAGACTCAAGGTGGTGGGAGAGGCGCGTAATCTCATCCTCTATCGCCTTTTCTGTAACGTCCTGGCTGCGCACGTATAGCGCAACCTTGACGGCCTTGTCCTGCAGTGGCTCAGCAATGCTGCCTAGGATGTCGGCCGCCTTCTCCGCGTCCGGTTCGTCGGCCAGCTGATCCAATGCGCGGCGGTAGTCTTCGGTTAGTTCGTACAGGGTGATTTGCATGATGGCGGCTCGCAAAAAAGGCCGCTTGTTAGGCGGCCTTACGGGTTTCAACTAAGGCATGCGCCTGTCGATGGTGGGACGGACAAAGCCAAACAACATCAAGCGGGCGGTCGTAGTCTGGATGGTGGGCCTCAGCTTTTAATCCGCACACGAAGCACGGAAGTGGAATTAGCCGACCGTCCCGCACGGCATTATTGACGGCCTGATGCGCCTTTCTCTTGTGCTTGTTGTTTTCTCTGTACTTGATGGTTGACTTAGAATGCGACCTGACATAGGCGTCAGTCTTTGAGTAGGCATTGCGCGCCTGAATTCGCTCCGGATCGTTAGCTCGCCGCCTATCGTATGCACGGTAATGCTCTATATTTGACGCCCGGTGATTGCGAGACTTTTCCTTCCAGTGTTCTTTGCAATAAGTTTTGATTCCGGCGTAAAAACTGACATCCAAGCTAGACTTTCCGCAGACCTTGCAAGTCACCATGCCAACCTCCTCAGAATGGCAAATCATCCTCAAATTCATCGACCGGACGTGCAGGCTGCGCCGCTGGACGTTGCCGCGCCGGCTCGCTGCGTTGCTCCGGCTGGCTGCGCTCGCCACTGTCAGAACTGCCTAGCAGCTTCAGCTCATCGACAATGATCTCTGTCGTGTAGCGGTCCTTGCCTTCCTTGTCCTGCCATTTGCGCGTGGTGATCTTGCCCTCCACGTACACCTGTTTTCCCTTCTTGGCGTACTGGCCGGCAATCTCGCCGAGTCGGCGATAGCACGTCAGGTTGTGCCATGTCGTGGTTTCCTGTTTCTCGCCGGCCTTGTCCTTGTACGTTTCGGACGTGGCCAGCGTGAAATTTGCCACCGCGTCCCCGTTGGGCATGTAACGCACCTCCGGGTCTTTTCCTACGCGGCCAATCAGCATTACTTTGTTGAGTGAACTCATGCTGCCAGTCCCAATTTGCTGCCCATTTCGAGCATGGTTGATTTGAATTCATCGCAGGCTCCGGCATCGTTGGCGGCCTTACCTGCGGTCATTGCTGCCTTGTATGCGGCAGACAGCGTGTCTTTGTCGCTGGCGGACTGGATCGCGGCAATGTGGTCAGCAACAGCGGCGGGAAGCATTGCAGCGGCTACGTGGTGCGTTTCCGTTTCGCTGTCGATTGCCACACCTTCGATAGGGATGCAGAACGTCTGCAGCGCCATGTATTTGTAAGCCGCGCTCATGGCCTTGTTTGTCGCCTTGTCGCCGCTATCCATGGCTTCGCCGTAAAACCGCGCTACGTGCTTGGAGCCGTCAGCCACGGCGATAAGGTCAAACTCCACGTCAGCCGTCACGTAAAACAGCACGGTGCCCTTCGTATTCACTTCGCGGTCACGGTTGCAGGCAATGACGCGCGGCACGATAACCAGACCATGAGTCGGCAGCAGCCCGGCCAGAGTCTGCAGCACGTCGTCAATCCCACGGAAGTTGTAACCCTGGCTCGCATTCTTCCGGTCCTTGCTGATACCCTGACCAGCTAGGGCCGCGCTCACTGCGCTGATCGCTTTGTAAACTTCCATGATTACCGAACTCCTTCTGAAATTGTTCTGCCAGTGCGTCAAAAAGGCAGTTCTGCGTTATCGCCATGCGCGGCTCGCTTGGCTGGTCGCACGCCTTCTTCCCCGTCTGTGGCACGCCATGAGTCCCTGTCGTAATTGCCAATACCGTAATCCTCTTCAAATTGTTGTTGCTCTTGCACCTCAAACGCCCATCGTCCCATTGCGCTCATATCGTCCTCACTTATGCCAGTACATCGGAGCCGGAATAGCCCGCTTGCTCAGCTGCTCGCTGTCGTCGTCGGGCGTGTCGAGCGCGTCAATGCGGGACTGCCATTTCTTTGCGCGTGTTTTCCAGTGGCGCAACGCCTCGCGCAGCATTCGCTTACGGCGTAACGGCGTATCTTGAGCCGTCACTTTCGGGCGAATCTCGCCGATTGCGTGCAGCGCATTCCAGAGCCACAGGCTGTACCACAGGCGTTTAATCCATTTCATTGCGTCACGCTCCGGGTATTGAGCACAAAAAAATGGACCTCTTGTAAGGTCCAGTCAGGGTATCGCTGCGCCAGCTCGCATTCGGCCGGCGTGGGGTGGTAGTGGCGTTTCATGTCGGTTCCTTCAAAACAAGTTTTACATGCGGCTTTGGCGCGATCAGGTCATGTGCTTCATGCATGTCGCGCAGTCGCGGCTTTATTACCCACCAAGCCAGTCGCCGTTTTACGTGCGTGCCGATGATGTAGCCATGTTGGCTTTTGCACGGCTCGCCGATGGCTGATTTGCAATGGTCACAAGCGACTTCAACGACGCACCGCTCAACCAGCATGTAGCGGCCGCGCTGATCTGGAACCATTACAAACACGCGCCCCGGCTCCCTTGATTCATACGCGACAAGAGTGATTCGCGGGGTGGCGCTCACAGTTCATCCTCCATTTCCTTGCGAATTTTCGCCGTCAGCTGCTTTGCCAGCCAATCGCGTATCGCTGTTTCGAGCAGCTGGCCAAGCGTTGTGATTGCCTCCGTGTTGCCTTTCCACTCAGCGCGCAGCATTGCATCGGCGTACGTCACGCTGTTGTAGTACCTGGAGCGCAGATGCAGCGGCAGTTCTTCAAGCGACCACATTTCGGCAATGACTTCGCGGTATTCGCTGGTCTCGCCCATGATTTCGTCGTCAATCGCCTGCTCGACTCGGCGGTGGAGTTCGATTTTATCAATGCTCACATTAATACCGCGATAACCTTGCGCCGGGCCACAGCTACGGCAATCGATAGCGCCGCACATGCACGGCCCGCATGGATCAGTTCTGTACATGTCGCGCTCCAAAAAAGCGCCCGGCCATACCGCACCGGGCTAACGTCAATCGAAGGAGAAAAACAAGTTGCTGTTGCCAGCCGGGAGCAGCCTTACCGTGCTTTCCCGCGATACTCTGCGGACGGTGCTGTGTAAAGCTGCTTTCGGCTGGAGCGTGTTGCCACGCTGGCGTGCTGGCGTCCAGTGTGACGGCCTTGCCGTTTATTACATTGAGCCGGCACTGGCCATTGAGTCGCCGGGCAATTTCAGAACTTAGGAGCAGAGCGGCCGTCATGGCCAAAACCGCTTACGCGGCCTCCGCATAAAAGCGCTCAAGGCGCGACGGGAAGATAGTGGAGTAAACCTCCCCAATGTGGTCATAAACCACATACACCGTTTCGCCAGAGAACTGGCTGATGTAGGTGTGCAGGTAAAGACCTGCTTTAAGTTGCGCGCTCATTTTTGAATCCTTTTTCGCTGAAATACCAAAGCAACCTGTCACGCCGCTTTGGTATCGGGGCTCGCTAGAACCCCATGCTGGTTACTCCGTCCAGCGCTGCCATGTTCCGCAGCAGATTGATCTGTTGTAGCGGGCTGGTTTACTGCGCCTGATCGACTCGAAAGCGTTTCGCTACCCGATGCTGCGTGTCCCCTGTTCGTCCACATCGTTATCAGCGCAGGCCAGCCGGCCTACCCTGCACATGTCGCCTAAATGGCGTTGCCCGGTGCAGTGCGGGCGTGTTCCGAGTTGTTAAAGAGCCGCTGCGGTGTTTTGCTGCGATGAGTGAAGATTAGCGCACTAATAAAAAACTTGCAACAGGTAAATGTAAATTATTTTGCAGCGGGACAAATAAAGCATTTGCAACACACACAATAGATGTTTATAGTAGATTCACTTACAAAGGAGTTTGTCATGGAGTCTGAAGCAAGCCGTATCATCGATGTGTTGGGAGGTCCGGTTAAGGTAGCCAAGCTGTGCCCACCAATCGGAAGCCAGGCGGTTAGTGTGTGGCGCAAGAACGGCATCCCGGCTGGCTGGAACATGTACCTTAAACTGCGGTTTCGCAAGAAGCTGCGCGAGGCGGGGATACTGTGATGGATGCTAAATGGCGGCAGTATTCATGGCTAAAGATGCGGTGGCTTGAGCAAAACCCGAATTGCACGTCGATGGAGTATGACGCGGCGTGCAAGCGTTTTCTGGAGCAGTTAGGGTTATGAGTCGGCTATTGCTGGACGAGTCACCACTGGTAGTCCTGCCGTCGCTTGCGTGCGCTGTTGGTCTTAACGAGGCCATCATTCTGCAGCAGGTTCATTACTGGCTCGCCGCATCAAAGACAGAGATCAACGGCCATCGTTGGGTTTACAACACGGTTAAGCAGTGGGCTGATCAATTCCCGTTTTTCTCCGAGCAGACAATAGCCAGGGCGCTGAAATCGCTGCGTGACAGAGGGGTTCTGGTGGCTGAAAAACTGGCGGAAGACAGGTTCGACAAGACCCTGTTTTACAGGATCGACTACGCTGTGTTTGATAGCTTCGATACTATCAAAATGATAGCTTCGGAGGTATCAAATTGTCAGTCTCTTCTTATAACAGAGACTACAACAGAGAATACAAATACACGTGCACGCGAGAAGACACGAAAAACAGAGGTAACTTTTGCAGAGTACCGGGCTAAAGTTGAAGATCTGGATCAGGCGATCATTGCAGAGGATGACCCGATCTATACCACTGCTGAACAGATGGGTTTGCCTGACGACTACATCGCTATTGCATGGACTGCCTTTACCGCCAAGTACGTTACCAGCGACAAAAAGTACAAGGACTGGCGGGCGGTATTCAGAAACGCAGTGCGGGAAGACTGGCTGCACCTGTGGGCCATCAACCGGGACGGTGATTACTTCCTGACCCCGGCCGGCAAGATGATTGAAAAGGCGATGCACCATGGAAACTGAAATTCAACACGACTTGCAAAACGAGATTGAAGCCAATCTGCTGGGCGCTCTGATGTCGTTCAAGGGCCCGATGGTCGACGATCTGGAAGGCATCAACGCCAGCGACTTCTACTTTGAAGACAACCGCGCGATTTTCACCGCCATCTTGTTCCTGCAAAACAGCGGTTCCAAGAGCGAGCCTTTAGAAGTCAGCGCAGAACTAGACAGCCGGGGAGTGCGCATACCGTTTGGAGATTTAGCAGCATTTGCGGCTAACTGCATTCCGGCATCTGGCAAACGCTATTTTAAGCTACTGCGCGAGGCATCCATGCGACGCCAGCTGTCTGCCATAGGGTTAAGCATCAACCAGCTGGCGAAATCGCCTAAAAACGGCTCTGTGGCCGAAAGCATCAACGAGGTGCAGAACATGCTGATGGCCCTGGATGGCAGCTTTGCCGAAAAGGAGGCAGTGCACGTCAAGGATGCTGCCGTTCTCGCCATGGTGGAAATGGATCGCCGGCTGAAGAACGGCAGCAACACACTGACCGGTCTATCGACGGGCATTGAACCGCTTGATGACAGCTTGGGGGGGCTGCAGGACAATGACCTGATCATCGTCGCCGCTCGCAGCTCCATGGGCAAGACCAGCATGGCGCTTCAGTTTGGCAATACCGCCGCCATGAACGGCAAGCGCGTGCTGATGTACAGCATGGAGATGAGCGCCATGCAGCTAGCGCAGCGGCAGATCGCTGGCATCGCCAATATTTCACTGCGCCAGATTATCAACCCGGTAGATGCGGATCATGAGTTTTATGACCGCATGAACTATTCAAATGCGCAGATTGCCCGCATGGAGTTCGTGGTTGACGACTCTGGGAGCCTAAGTGTTGCGCAGATCCGGGCAAGGGCTAAGCGCATAAAACTGAAGTATGGGCTGGATCTGATCATCGTCGACCAACTGTCATTCGTGAAATTCAACGCAGAGCGCAAAACCGATGGCTATGGGCAGGTCACGAACGGCCTTAAGTGCCTCGCCAAAGAGCTTGGCATACCTGTGGTGCTGCTGCACCAGCTGAACCGCGACACGGCCAAGGAAGGGCGCAGGCCCCAGCTGCATGACCTGAAGGACAGCGGCAGCGTGGAGGAAGACGCAGACGTGGTAATCCTGATTCATCGTCCAGGCTACTACAACGACCAAATCAATCAGACCGAGACAGAACTGATCATCGCAAAGAATCGCATGGGCGCACGAGAAACTGTGCGATGCGGCTGGCGTGGCGAGTCGGCATCGTTCTGCGACCATCCATACGACGATGGTAGCGGATTGCCGTTTTCTTATGAATTCGACAGCAAGCCAGCGCGAAGAAGGGGGCTTTCGTAAGCAAAAAAACTAAAGAAAATATTTACATGATGTGCTAGTATTTACACATGCCTTGGAGGGCATAAAATTTATCAGCAGCGCATCACATGCACCCTGCCGGAGCTGATCCGGTCCTCCAAGCCCTTCGGGGTAGGGTGCATCTGATGCGCTTTTTTATGGGCGTTAAAAATGGACTATGCAGAGTTCCTTCAGGTCAAGACTCAGGAGGGGGCGTCAAACGGTTTTAAGCCGCTTTGGATTCCTGACTATCTTTTTGATTTTCAAAAAAAGATCGTAGAGTTCAATATTCAAAAAGGACGGGTAGCAAAGTTTGCAGACTGCGGCCTTGGAAAAACCCCGATGGGTTTGGTGTGGGCAGAAAACGTAGCGAGACACACCGGAAAGCCAGTGCTGTATTTAACACCGCTTGCCGTTGGTCAGCAGACGATAAAGGAGGCCGAGAAATTTGGCATTGATGCAAAAATATCTCGCGATGGATCGGCTTTCGGACGCGTCGTAGTAACCAACTACGAGCGGCTAAAGTACTTTAGCCCTAATGATTTTGGGGGCGTGGTATGCGACGAATCGAGCATTTTGAAGTCGTTCGCAGGATCGAGGAGGGGGGAGATTACATCGTTTATGCGCAAGATAAAGTACCGACTCTTGCAGACGGCAACTGCCGCCCCTAACGACTACATCGAGCTAGGGACGTCTAGCGAGGCCTTGGGATATCTCGGCCATATGGACATGCTAAACAAGTTTTTCAAAAATGACCTGAATAATTCTGCAACGGGGCGTATGCGAGGAGAGGTTATTAAGTTCAGGCTAAAAGGGCACGCAGAAATACCTTTCTGGCGGTGGGTTTGTTCTTGGGCTATGGCCGTTCGAAAGCCGTCAGACCTTGGCTTTAACGACGAAAAGTTTACCTTGCCAGACCTTAAGGAAATTGAGCATTTAGTAGAGGTAAATTCGCTCGCTGACGGCATGTTGTTTGCAATGCCAGCCGTTGGGTTAAAAGAGCAGAGAGACGAGCGCAGACGGTCATTGGAAGATCGGTGCAAAAAGGTTGCTGATCTTGTCAATCATACTGGTCAGCCTGCAAATGTATGGTGCCACCTGAATGACGAGGGGGATTTGCTTGAGAAGTTGATACCAGATGCCGTCCAGGTGTCAGGGTCAGATTCTGACGATGCAAAAGAAGAAAAGCTAACGGCATTTGCAGAGGGGAAGGCTCGTATTTTGATAACAAAGCCAAAAATAGGCGCAATGGGCTTAAATTTCCAGCACTGCAATCATGCCGTTGTTTTCCCGTCGCATAGCTTCGAACAGTATTACCAGCTGGTTAGACGTAACTGGAGATTTGGGCAGAAAAGACCCGTTACGGTTGACATCGTGACAACAGAAGGCGAAAGCGGGGTTATGAAAAACCTGCAGCGCAAAGCACGACAGGCGGACGAGATGTTTTCTCGGCTCGTCCAGGAAATGCAAAGTGCGCAAGGCATTGAAAAACAAAACCCGTTTACCAAAACTATGGAGATCCCATCATGGCTGTAATTGATCAGTGTGTTACTAATAAATTTGCAGTTTATAATGGCGATTGTATAGAGGTAATGCAGTCTCTCCCCGATGCTAGTATCCACCTGTCAGTATATTCTCCTCCTTTCGGTGGGTTGTACCATTACTCCAGCAACGAGCGGGATTTGTCTAACTGTGACGACTACGACGAGTTTTTTAAACATTACGCTTTTGTGGTCCAGGAGCTGGCGCGTATCACTGTTCCGGGGAGGGTTACGGCGGTGCATTGCATGGACGTTCCACGGTCAAACAGCGGGACAGATAGCTATATCGATTTTCCAGGTGACATCATCAGGCTGCATGAGGCACACGGCTGGAAGTACACCGGTCGGCGCATGATATGGAAAGAGCCGCTTGCTGTCCGGCTTCGCACCATGCAGAAAAACCTTGCCCATGCGTCACTCGTCTCTGACTCGCTTGACTGCGGGGTTGCTGCTGGCGACCAGTTGCTGACATTTAGACGTTCCGGCAAAAACCCGATACCAGTTGAGCACCCTAACGGTCTTATGGAGTACGCCGGAGAGAGAGCTATTCCATCCGACCTTTTCGCCTACCGTGGGTGGAAGGGTAAGCAAACGGAGAACCGGTTTTCGCATTGGATCTGGCGGCAGTACGCAGATTGTATGTGGGACGACATTAGGATGAATCGCGTTCTGCCATATCGCGAGGCCCGCGATAGCGAGGATGAAAAGCACGTGCACCCACTTCAACTAGATGTAATTGACCGTTGCGTTGTTCTTTTTAGTAACCCAGGGGAGAACGTTTTTACGCCTTTTATGGGCGTAGGGTCAGAAGTTTTTTCTCCGGTATCTCTAGGTCGTAAAGGTATTGGTGCGGAGCTTAAGCCGAGCTACTACCGACAAGCGGTTAAAAACGTCATGATGGCCGCAGCTGGGCAAAAAGATGTGCAGGAAAACGGCGAGCTTTTCCTAGATGATGAAGTCGATGGATCTTTTCGCTGATGCGAGCAAGTAACCGGAGGGGATGAGCATGGGATGGATTGTTTTGATGTGGTCAGCATGGATAGGGTGTGGCGTTGCTGCGGCCGGCATCGGCTTCGCGCATGCACAGCGCAACTGGCCGAGCATCAGGCGATACAGTTTTCATAGTGACGTTTTGTGCTCGTTTCTTGTTTCGTTATCCGGCCCGGTCGGGCTTGTTGCATGCCTGCTATTTACCGGCAGGGCAAAGCACGGCTGGCTCTGGCCGTGGTCCGCAAAGGCTCGCCGTGAAGCTGGAATGGAGGATTGACCATGGACATTATCGCGTCAATCGACAACCAGATAGAGCAGCTCAAGGCTATGCGCGCGCAGGTTCTGGTAGAACGGGAGGCCAAGTTCGACGCCGCGCAGATCCCGCTGCCGATTGCGGATGAGGGGTGGATTGAATGGCGGGGCGGTGACCGTCCTGTAGCTGGTGGAGCGCGCGTTGACGTGCGATTTTCAGACGGCCAGGAATGCATGGGCGTGTATGCGGATAACTGGTGCTGGGAGTGGGTCGGACTGTCGAAGCATTGCCACATCGTTGCATACCGCGTTGCTGGAGGCCAAACATGAGCGGCCAACGGTTCTACCTTCGCACCGACCACGCCCGCCGCGCGGCATCCGCCTATGTTGCATCGGTCCCGGTTGACGATGACCGGCCACTGGTCGTGCAGATCAAGGAAATGACCCGCAACGATGAGCAGAACAAAAAGTTTCACGCCATGTGCGGCGATGTGGCAAAGCAGGCCAAGTATGCAGGCCGAGAACTGACCGCGCATCAATGGAAAGTCCTGTTTATCAGCGGGCATTCGATTGCGACTGGTGCCGGAGCAGACATGGTGCCGGGACTGGAAAACGAGTTCGTCAACATCCGCGAGTCGTCGGCACAGATGGGCGTCCGTCGCATGGCAAGCCTGATCGAATACGTGCAGGCATGGTGCGTCATGAATGGCGTGCGCCTGTGCGACCAAGACAGACAAGGGGGCACGCAATGACCGCCGCCGAACGCCAGCACTACAGCCGACTCGCTGCACTGGGCTGCATCGCCTGCCACATACAAGGCACGCCAGGGACGCCCGCAGAAATCCATCATCCACGCGGCCCAGCTGGGGCAGGGCAGAAGTCCGGCTATCAGCACGCCATCCCACTGTGCCACATCCACCACCGGGGCACGGCGCACCCGTCGCACCCGAGCATCCACCGCGACAAGCTGGCGTTT